AGCTGCAGTACCATCATACATTTTAATAACAGGCACGGGCACGAATGCACCGCGAATGTTTTCAGAGGCCAGTACTTCCTGTGCTCCAACATTGAAAATGCTGAAAAGCTGTCCTGGAGTACACGCAAACTGTGCGGATTTCGACGTACCGTTTGCGGCATTGGTTGCGGCGACAGTTGCATCACCAGCCGCGGCACCGCCTGAACCATAATTAGCGGCAAAATTGTAGGTCTTGCCTCCGACACGATTCTTTTTGATCTGGCGCAGAACAGGGCTTGCACGCCAAAGTACCTGTTCCATTTCGGAATCAGTGTACCACTCTTTAAAGACGGACAATAGACCGGCATCACTTGTTACGGGCATTTTTTATTTCTCCTTTAAAACTTTACGTCGCCAGTTTTCTTTTTCATCTGGCGTATCTTCTCTATCAATGAGTTTGCGCTGGCATCCTCTCCAGGTTTCGCTACTCCCACCTCGATACTGACGGCACCGCTATCGGGCGAACCCTGTTCGGACATTCCGCCGATATGCCCCTTCATGCTTTCCAGCTTCTGTTTTAGCATGTCTGCAAGCTCATTCACCCTTGACGCCTCGGCTTCATCATTCCAGTCGGCACTTGACGCCTTGAGTTCATCAAGATCGTCATATAAGTCTCCGTAAATGTCGCCGTCCTGTTTAAGGTCTTGATAAAAGTCCTTATACTGTCCCATTACGGGGCCATATTTTTCCTGCAATCCGTCAATTCCAGCCGACCGCTGTTTTGAATTGTACAGGTTTGTAATACCACCGATAATTTCCTCATTAACCAGCTTGCCTAGCGCGTCGATCTCTTCATCCATTGCCGCCATTTTGTCAAGAATCTGTTTAATTACGGTTACAATCGGTTCCAACATTGCAGTATCCTGCTGTTCGTCGCCATGTATATCACTCATCTTTTACACTCCTATATATAGTCATCGTTTTCTAAACAGGCGCTTTTAGCGGTATATTCCCTGTCGGCCCCATTATTTGAGGCGGTTCTACTGGGCCAGGGGGTGCCGGTTGCTGCATTTCTGCGTTGATATCGTCCATCATCCCCTTTAACTGATTGATAAATCCAGTAAGGTTTTGAAGCAAGGGGAGTTTTTCATCATTGGCATCGAGACGGAAAAGAGTATTGATAGATTGGTTAAAAAGCATTTGGATATTTTGCACTTCAAAGAAGTGGAACTTGCCATCGGGGCCTGGGCCATCTTCTATTACGCGCTCGATAGTCTTTTCGTTCATGTCGTATGATGCTGTAGTAATGCTATAAGCCTGTTCAAGATCGGGCATCTCCAGCAAGGATGACGCTACGGACGGGTCAATTACTTTCATGGCAATCAACTTTTCAATCTGTTGCATCTTTGTAACGGGGTCTTTTGAAAGCGAATTACTGGCCGAATACTGGATGTTGAACATTTCTCTTTCTTTCTTGATATCTTTCCAGGTAATCGGAGAACGCGCACGACGTTTCGGTAATAGATCATCATTCTCGGGAAATACTGCGATCATTTTCTCTGCAAGGTCTTTCATAAAACGGATATAATTTGTCAACATTACATTGTGTCGTTCGCTTTCAACATCTTCCAATGTCTGTAGGGCTACGCCAGAATTGAGTCCGGACGGCTTCTTTGTCTGTGCTGACAATTGCGAAACGCCAATCATGTTGTAAGCTTTCTGTTCAAACATTTCCATAAGCTGCAGATACATAGGATCAATGATCGGAGGAGTTACAACCGATATCGGGCTTCCGCCGTTAGGATTAAGCGAATACTCAAATACGTCCCCTATCCTTGAGGCTGCTATCATGGAGGTCTTTATATCCGATCCTCTCGGCACAAATACAATGTTTGCCGGCGATAGATTGGCGGCTGTTGCTACTTTATAAGTCAAATCGTCTACCATTTTTTGTATGCGATAAATGACATCTATCATGCTATCGGAAAAAGCGCCTTTCAATGGGTCTTTATAATAAATCCAGACAACCGGCGCAACTTCATAATCTATAGGGCGTTTGGCAATTAATTCTGTGCCAATAAACTTATACTGCATTTTATTGATAAGATCAAAATAGATGCGATAATCACAATAAGCATTCGGGCTTTCAAGCAAAGTTCTGCCATATTCCGAACCATCTTTGATTATGTCACGTAAGGCAATAAGCGGATACTGGCGGCGGCGGATTTCGCATCTGGTTAAATGCCCTATGTTCATTTCTGCAGCATCGAAAAAGAACTCCCACGGACTAATCTTTATGATTGACTTTGTTTCGTCGTCAATCCATAGACTCCCCATGTCAAACACAAGGGCGTCGGTCATTGAATTAATAGCCTTCTTGTATACGTCCTGGGAGTCAAAGAATTCATCAAAGTATATCTGTGCGTTTCTGCAAGTCTTTGTCGTTTGATACGTTCCCAATACAGGATTGAAAAAAGGTCTCACTTTGGTTTGTGACAGTTTAGATGCTGTAGTATCAACTGCCGATCGAAGGATATTCATGTATGGAATGTTTCCGGTTTCTTCATCCTGTTGTGTATAATAGGCTAGAACATTGCCGTATACATTGTGTATATCTTCCATGCGGTTGTAATTATTATAATACCGATTGTAGTTTCTCCGGTATTTCACATCTCGGCGGGCAAGAAAGCCCTCCATATTTCCCATATCTTTCTGTATATATTCAAGCGTTCGGGGGAGTTTCATCAAAAAGCCTCAGTATATGATTTTTGCGCCCTGTCATAGGCGTCTTTACGTTCAATATCTAGCTTAGTTCCGTCCTTAAATGTCACGGTGATCACGACGCCATGATAGGCCGAATTGATTAAATCACGGATTATACCGTAATTAATCACCTCTGCGGACATTTGATCTAGGGCTTTTTGTTTGCGTTCGGCTTCTACAATGGCTTTATATGCGTCATACAATGCTTTAACGTTCATATATATATAGTCATTGGAAATGAGAGTATTTAATTGATTTTACGTAAAAAGTTTAATTATTCTGTTTTAGTATAGTTTTGCCATACGAAACGAAGAGAATACAGTATAGCATCCAACAGATCGGGATGGAAAGTATTGTCATCAATCTGGCGAGTCAGTTCATCCTTTTCGTTTCTGGCCCATACGGTTTTTAAGGCTTCATCCGAAAACACACTTCCGGTTCTTGTTTTTACAAGGCCCTTCCGTACTTCCTCTTGCAATATTTCAATAGCAAAATCTTTATTTGATTTGTAGGCATCCAGACAAGGCAATCCGAATTGCTGTGAAAGCTCAAACGATATCTTTTTGCCAGCACCGCCAGAATCAGAATATATATAAAAATGCTTTTCTGGAATGCTAGAAAATATACTGCTTTCTTCCACATACTTGATACCAGCCTTTATTTTATCTGCTAGTTCTGTAACTCCAGTACGGTTTCCCTTATGCTCAAAAATGATAAACCGTTCCGTTCTTGACGTTGAAAACATAATAATGACAAACCCATCACTATCACAAAATCCGTAATCAAGTCCGGACGTGAACTTGATGTCAGACCTAGGCTGCGAACTTATCCATGCCGTCATGTCAATATCATCAAAGTAATTGTCCGCAGTAAGCCGGTATACCATAGCATCATCATCATAGACGCACATACCTAGATACTCTCGCTGAAATAAAGGGCTCGAATCAGTTAGGCCCTTTGCTTCTTTCACTTCATCTAATACTTTTTCATAGTTCTTTATAAAAGGATTGATTGAAAGATTCCAGTTGTATCGACTTGCATTCTTTCCGTTTGTCCATAGTTCTTCCCAATATGTTCCGCGAACCCTAGGCCCTGTACCTGTAAGCATGAGCGTACCAGCCTTGTCTATCAATGTCGGCTCTATAATATCGTTTATGAGATATGGCAAGGCCGATTGACTTTGAACTTCGTCAATGATAACCAAATCCCAGTGCTGACCCCGAAACTTCTCACGGTCGGTGACTGAATTATTTCCCTTCATGGATACGGCAGAACCATTGGCAAGTTGTATCAGTCCTTCCGTTCGGTTCTGTAAGGCTATATCATAGCCCAAGGTTTCAAACAGCTCTATCGTGCCTTTCCAATATAGTTTTATGGCTGTTTCGTAAGTCAAGCAGACTATAAGGACATTATTATTATCAAGTATTGCAGTATCTACCGCTTTGAGTATATTCCCTTCCGTTTTGCCAGCCCGCCGACCAGCCATTTCATAAATATTCCTAGATTTATCAAGTAGTATCTTCTGCTGGATTCCATGCCCTTTTTTCATAATTCGGTAATGCTGAAAATCTTCATTCTCTCGCATGTCACGATTTAGGGATTTGTCTATGTTATCAAGTATATTTTCACTGAAAAGACGTTCGCATAATATTCTTGATGCCCACGTGCCATCCATTGCAGATTTTAGAAACTCGGCTTTATATGCCTGTAAAAACGGAACCTGCTTTCCGCCATGTCTAACAGGTTCCGCCATCATATCAACAAACAGCGTCTGTACTTGCGTTTTAAGGCTTGCCCCCTTCGGGCGTCCGTTCGGATTATGTACTACCCCTTTCTGAAATGGTGGTTTTAAGTTCTGTTCGTTCATTCTCGGTAATCCCTCGGTTTTATATCCCCATTTAGTATAGTCTTCTTTCCGCATATAGGGCAATTCTTGGGCAACGCCTTGAATATATGGCTATGAGCTGAGTAGGACGATTTGACTTTAAGGTATATACAAAAGGATACACTACTCACAGATTCCAGCCAGCTTGTTAAAATTAATCTTGTAAATCACGCGCTTATCTTCCGTACGTTTAGACAAATATCCATCTTTAAGAATATCGTTTACGAATTTGTAATATCCTACGCTGTCGATCTTTGTTTCCTGCATAATCTTGTTATGATCGGGTATAAGCTCCATATTACGCACCGGCCCCGTATTATGACTAGGAAACTGGTTTATAATCCTCCAGAGTATCTTAGCATATGAAAAGCCATGAATCTTGAATACTTCCATCATGTACTTATTCATGGGTTTTTCCGTAGGCTGCTCTATCTTGTAATATTCATCAAGCTGTTTCTTTACTTCAACGGCTTCTGGCTCGGTTATTAATCCTTTCTGCAGCGCATAAGCGTTAAGCGTATAACAATATTGAACATCGTGAGGCATCCAAAGAATCATTTCTTTACCAATAGATTCTTTTGTATCTATGTTACTTTTTGTCATCGCTCTCCCCTATTGATATATAATAATCTAAAAGTATTCTAATAACGTCCCCAGGACTGTTGCCGGTCAACTCTTTATGTATCTTCAAATATTCTATTTGGAACTTCGTTATCCTGACCGATAATAGTTCAAGGGTGTCACTGCCTTTCTGTTTTTTCATGCTTTATTTCTTCTATACTGTTGTCATGTATTTTAATTTCTTTGTCTCCGATCACCTTTTCAATAGTTTCCCCTGATAAATATTCGGCGTTATCGGAAAGCCTTTTTCTCATAATAGAATAATCTAAATGACGAAATATAGAAATGTCATTCGCCATTCGCCATGCAATATCAAAACCTTCCACACTAAGGCAAACTTCACCGCCAGAATATTTTACCCAATCTTTACATTTATATGTCGAGACATTGCATTTCCCGTAAAATTGGCATGTATAACATGATTTCATTTCTTCCCCCTTTTATCCATTCTGGTGTATTTGTATAAGTGTTTTAATCGATGTATATGGTCAGAGCACCACGTTCGATTATGATATTTGGAGATAGTAGTAATGAATACTGGAAATGTTTTTGCATGATAACAGTCTAGCAATATGTTTCTCCAATAGGGAGAATCTTCAATCATGCTTTCAAATGTAGAATCAGTGTTTTCTTTAACATTCGGATGAATATATTGCATCTTTTGCGGTATTATACATTCCTTATCGCTTTTCTGCTGTCCTTTATTGTATAGTATATGCAAAACATCGCATCTTATACGGAAATAAAAAGCAGTACACTTCCATTCGGGATTTTTAAGATACATCATCATGAAGTGTATTGAAGTATCATAAGATTTTTCGGATACTTTTAGATATGCGCCGGTTTTTTTCAATTCTGTATATATTATAATGCTGGAAATGTTCTGGACTTCCAGGCGCATCTTTTCAAAGTTGTCATCATTTCGATCTGATAGATAGTTTTCCTGCAGTTTACTTATTTTCTCATTATCTAACTGTATCAAGGCTGAATCCTCGACCATTCGTAAAATCTCTTGCACAATGCTGCTAGTTGTATTATTTCTATCTCTCTTTTTTTTTGGTCTTTTTCTGTAAATATTTCCAGCAATTCCTCTAAAAATATCTTGTGCCATGTTCCGTGTCCACTTTTTTCATCATAGTCATTTTGTTCTTTTATTATTTCCGCCAATGTTTTTAGATCGTCATATTCGAATGGGTCAATTATCTGCTTGCATTCCTCGGGGTGTATTTTGTTTTGCCGTTTCCTTTCCTTGCTTATTTTGGCATAAAAGGCAAACTCGTATTTAATGAGTAAATACGCGAATGAAATTATAACAAATATACAATAAAGGGCATACAAAACAAGACAGGCTTTCATTTCAGTTCCATAATGCTAGCAATTTTCAAATAGTTTGCGTTCATTATTACACCCTTTCTTCGGTAATCAAAAAAGTTTGCCGCTATACCAGATTCCATCCAACGGAAGGAATCTGGCGTCGAACGGCTCTACAGAATACATAGTCTATAAAGTAATCTTAGTATACATCCAATGACGATATATTACAAGCTATTTTGCATACAATACTTCAAGCTCCTCTATCATTGACCCGTTGTATGATTCTTTCGTAAGCTCGATAAAGCTTTTTACCGACATCGTGCCATCAAGGTTTATGTTGTGCGATCTGGCGAAGTCTCGCCGCCCCAAATCGCACGATCCGGTTATAACATGATGCCAGGAAAAAAAGTCTATTATTGGGTATTCTGCAGAAAATAGCGGAAACTTCTCAAAAAACAGTCTTTTCTTCTCCTCAATGTCCATGTTATCCATGACTTTGTCAGTTACAGCGGCAAAGGCTTCTTTGATCGTTTCTCCGTGTGCGAACTGTCCGTCAAGTTTAGCGATAAAGGCTTTTCTGGTTGAAAAGTCGTCTTGGTCGATTATTAGAACGGCAGCCCAGTTGTCATGAACGGATTCAAAGACGCAAGGAATCTGGTCAATGTAATAGACTTTTTTGCCTTGATGAATGGTGATTTTTTCGCCACCGTCATAGCCACCGCCACCGTCACCGTCATAGCCACCGCCACCGCCACCGTCACCGTCACCGCCACCGCCACCGCCACCGCCACCGCCAC